AAATATTTTTATTAATACTGCGCCAACTTCTATTACAGACGATACTATTAAGTATATTATTGAAGTATCTGAAGGATTTAATCCAGTGGGTACGTCTAGCGTCGACCCAGATACTATTTTCCCAATGGCGATTAAACACGCCGCTTTGTTATTGGTAGGCCAATACTATGATAACAGGAACGCGATAGTAGTGGGAACTATCCAAAGCAAAATATCTTTAGGCTTCGAGTATCTTTTAGATCCCTACAAAATCCAAATAATACTATAATGCAGTCGGGATCTATGGATGTACTAGTTAGTTTGCAGAGTTATGCGGAAACTATCGACACCAATACAGGCGAAAAATTACAAACGTGGACCGAATATGCAACAGCTTGGGCTCAGCGCGTAGAACAGGAAAGCGGCAGCGAGCAAGTTAACGCAGACCGCAGAGAGCATAAGCAAATCGTTTACTATACTATCCGCTATAATTCAGCGGTAAGCGTTAAGCATAGAATAGTTGACGCGGGCCTTAATCATAACATTGTTAACATTGCGAACCTAGCAAGGAATTTATATTTGAAGTTGCAAACTGAATTAACAGAGTGACGAAGAACGTTGAAAATATTGCCGAGGTTATAGATGCCTTAAAAGCGATGGGGGTCGAAATCGATAACCCCGAATTTCAGCGCATGCTTAAAGCTCAGGCATTACCAATAATTGGCAGTGCAAAGAACTTAGCGCCAAAAGATAGCGGAGATTTAGCCGCCTCTATCGGCTTTATTACTGGAAAGGATAAAGACAATAAGACAAAAGTATTAATAGGATTGCGAAAAGAATATTACAATAATTACCTAGGCCCAATGTTTGAATTTGGAACGGTTGGGCGGATACAGGAAAAAACGGGCCGCTATACTGGCATCATTGAACCCCGCCCTTTTATGCGCCCTGCATTAGATCAAAACGCGGGCAGAGTAACGGACGGAATTATAAACGGCGTGGATAAAATCCTAGCCAAATTAGCAAAAAAAAATAACTTAATATACAAATAATCATGCCAACCACAGGACCCGTAAACGGCACGCTTATAAGCATCTATAAAGATGTAAGCGGCTCACTTAAGAAAATCGCTAACGCGACTTCTCACTCAATCGACATTTCTAAAGACATGATCGACGTAACAAGTAAAGACAGCGCAGGCGCGAAGGAATTTATCGCGGGTGAGTATGGCTATACTTTGAACGTTGAAGCAATCTTTGAAGATGATTCAAGCGTAGGAGCTACTCAACAATCCTTTAAAGACTTAGCTACCGATTTGCTAGCGGGTACTTTATTGACTATTGTAATGAGCTCAAACGTAACAGGCGACGAAAAATATAGCGGTACCGCTTTCTTTACATCATTAAGCCTTAGCGCACCCAACAACGACAAAGCAACTTGGACTGGCACCTTGCAGGGGTCTGGCGCTTTGACTATTGGCACAGTTGCTTAATAGTATTATATTTGTGCCATGAGCACTACAATTAAACTAGGGGGTGTTGATCACCCCCTTTTATTTAACATGAACAGCCTGCGTAATATTATGGAGGTTGCAGGCATGGAAACCTTTGCGGATTTAAACCTGCAAAAGGACTTAGGAAAGTCTATGGATTTTGCTTTAAGCTGCGCGTTTTACGGGATCTTGGAAGGCTACGAGGCCCAGGACAAAAAGACACCTTACCCAACCGTGCAAAAGTTAGGCGCGGCGATTAAGAAGTTTCAAGAAATTAGCCCGGCGTTGGAGGGATTCACCGCTGCAATTACAGAATTTTTTGCACCTGTTGAAGAGTCAACGGGGGAGTAACTGCCAAGGGCGACGGCGCCCCGCTAACTTGGCGCAAGATTGAGCGCATTGCTTATGGCGAAATGATGCTAAGCGAAAGCGAGTTTTTACTTTCAACGCCTCGCTTTTGGCGTTTGAAATTAGAAGGGATGCGCGAAGCTCAGCAGCAGCAGTATCGCAACCAATGGGAAATAACCCGCTGGGCGGTCGCTACGGGCATGGCCCCGCACTTAAAGAAACCTATTGAGCCCAAACGTCTGTTAACATTTCCTTGGGAGCAGTCCGATTACCTATCTATTCACGACGCTTTAAAGTTATATTCGCATGTCTTTGATAAGTTAACCCCAGACGCGAAAGCATGAGCGCACCTATAAAAATAGTCTATTCAATTTTAAGCAATGCGGCGGGGGTCACTTCGTTGGTAGGCACGCGGATAAACCCGGTGAGAATCCCGCAAGAGTCAGCATTTCCCGCGATCAGTTACAACCTTGTTTCCATTGCAGCCAACCCAACCAACAGCGGCCACAGTCGCACAGAGTTTGCACGGGTGCAAGTTAATGTTTATGCTACAAGCTTTGCCGATGCAATCGAGTTAAGCGGCCAAGTTAGGGTTGCGTTTGATGACGCTACCACTCCAGATACTTATAACGATTCTTACGTCCAGGTAATTGAATACGACGGCGAGAATCACACAGCAGACGATACGGCGGCATTTGCGGGGTTGTACCAAATTAGTCAAG